CGGGGCTGATGCTGTTGTTCGTTTTCTTCCGCATGGTGCTCAGCACGTGATATGAGGTCCTACGACTCAGCGCCTTATGCGGGTCATAGATATGCATGTGCGTACCATGAACATTCACGCTGTACCCAAGCAACTGTGCGTACCTCGATATGAACTGCCAGTCAGACTCGTTGGTCTGAAGGAGCGACTCGTGGATTGCCGGGTCGGCAGCAACGTCAAGACTAAAACCGTATTTCTGACACAGTTCCCTAGCGATATCGCTGAGGCGGTAGTTGGCCCACACCTTGCTGGTTGCGCCACGCATGATGTACGACACTCCTAGACATACGATCTTCGCCTCTTGGAACGGGCTGTTGTTCATCAACCCAAACTCGGTGCGGGAGGCGGGGCGGACATCCTCAACATAGCCGTGGAACTCCTGATAGAAGTTGCCGCCTGTGTGGATCTTGGCATAAACGGGCTTGTTGTAGTAGTCCGTGATCGCACGAGGGGGAATACCTGCGATATCAAACACGAGAAGATCGTGCTGGTTTTCCGCTAGATGCAGATCTACTTTATTGATAGACGAATAATCCACTGCGACATTGGCAATGGTTATCTCTAAATCAGGCGATAGTCCGTAAGGACTCTTCTGAATCATAACGGAATCCTAAGTACCGTCCCAACTTCGATATCTAACGGAAACTTGATCTGCGGATTCATGTCCGCTAATTCCCAGAAGCGCTCAGTAGTGCCGAGAATTCTGGCAGATATGGATTCAAAGGTGTCACCTTCACGCACGGTATACAGCGTGTAGTTAGGGGCATTTAGGTCACCACGAACGGCTTCCTGCCCGGAGTCGGTGAGTTGATAACGAGAAACTGCGCTGTAAATAGCCATAATGAATCCTTAGAGAGCCAATGGTCCGCTTGAACCACCGCCATCGCCGCCGCCAGTGTTAGTACTGCCGTTATCCCCCGGAGGAAGTGGGTCATCTGGGCTGGGCCAACCGTCAAACCGCATAGTCTTAATCAGCCGGAAGTTAGTGCCCTTATAGTTGGGGACTAAATAATCCTCGACAGTTTTGCGCTCGGTAAGCCCATCGATACTCACCGTCACCGTGAGGCGAAAGCGAACAGCAAAGTAGAAGAGGTCGTTATTGGGGTGCGCCCCCTCGTCATCCTCTGACGGGCCGGTGGACTTATCAGTTTGTCCACTGCCAGAAATACCACCACGTTGCTTGTCGCTAGTGCAGGCCCAGTCAGCCATTCTCCGCCACTCTTCACCGTTTGTAGCCTCAATAATGCCGTCTTCTCTAACGTGGTCTGCACCAATGTTGAGGTGGAATAATTTGGTTACTGTGCGGAATTCTCGGTCATTTCCGTCACTGTCCGGCAGAACTTCGTAAGCGCTAACGCCAATGGAAGTGGTAGTAGAGGATGAAAGTGCATCAAATAGATCTTCGCAAACTCCGCGAACATTACCCGGTAATGGGTTGGCGTTTTCCAGAAGCGCTGGAGTGGGGGCGGCGGATACCGCTCCTCGTAACCTAGCAAACAACGTAGAGTTTGCGTCTTTGAACGTATCGGTATACCTGTAACCGGTCACCGACCCAGACACCCCAACCGAGACGTTGCGCCCGTTCTCTTCCATAAGGGCTAACAAACGGCGATGTTGCTGCTCGCCGTCGAATAGCACCTTGACGAAGAAGTCAAGGTCCTCAAGGTTCCTGTTAGAGATAGAGGTAACGCCAATGTCTTTAGAGACGAAGCGATCCATCGACACTTCGTTGTCATTCCAGTTCCGATCCCTATCGCCGTTGTCTCCAGCGGTACCCCCCTCACCAGAGGTGACCACCATTCTGATACTGGTCAGGTCGTCAGTCAGCGCCTGACCATACGCCGCCAACTCATCTCTAGTGGGCTGTTCTGGCTCAAGTTCTTCCAGAGCGCGTAGGGCATACGTGAAGTATGTGTCTTGCTTGGCGAATCCGATGTACTTGGCCTCAAACAGCACCTGCACAGAGCACTGCATGGGAACCATGGACGCAGTGAACTTAGAGAACATGATGTTGATGTCCTTGACCAGCCCCTCAACTATGTACAGCGAGGAAAAGACAACCCGAACGGGGAGCGGCAGGAGGAAGGCACTGTTACCCAAGTTGTACTGCATCAGGTCTTCAATGCTCGTGGTAAACGCCCCCATGTCGTAATCCTCGGCGCTTTCCGAATCCTCAGCCAATTGTTGGTTATACGCGGCAATGGCTGACTGCTGGAGGTACTCGGCCATGGACTCGTTCACGCCCACACCAATAACCTTGAACAATGCGCTTAGGTCGTGCAACACGCCGATATTGCTGGGGCTGGAGTTCTCCCACGGGTTATTGGGATCGATCTCATCCGTGCGCTTCCAGTTGTTGATCTCCATACTCCGGTCGAAGAAGAGATCGAAGGAGAACGTCACGTTGCCGAACATCGGCTGTGCGTACTGGGCTGGGTCCTGCTGTAAGAAGTTCAGAACCTGCGTGTTCTGTTGAACAGACTGCACGATCTGCGAGGGGTTGAACTGGAACTGGCACTTGTTGATGGGGAAGTTCTCACGGTTATCACCGAAGGCAACAGACCTGATATACCCCCGCTTGAGGATATGGACCTTTTCGCCATCCATAATGCGGACGGCACGGTCGGGATATATAAAGTTATCGTTATCTGATCCGCTAACCGCATAGCCAGCGCGGGTAGAACGGGTGGAACGGAGGTTCTCACCAGAGGAGGACTTGGATAGACCGAACCACTGGTTAGTACGGTAAGACATCAGACAGTCCTCAGATCAAGCATGTCGACTTCTTCCTTTATCATCTTGCTGACTGTGTGGGCGATATTACGCAGATCAGGCGTTGCGGGGGCACCATTGAAGTTGATGACGGGGGCCACGTTGATGGTAGGCGACGATGTGATGTGCGTAGTCGTAGAACGTGACTGCTGTCCGTTAGTACCGCCCACACGGCTGGGGGCATACGAAGCGTCGATCATTGGGTCGCCGCTGTACAGTCCGGCATCCTTGACGATTCGGAGCGCCTCGTCGACATTGGTATTGTAGGTATTCGATTCGCCCTTATATGCGCCCCAGTCGTGCAGCGAGCCGCCACGAGCCTGATACAGCGAGAACGCAGCACGCATATTGGTAGCAGGATCGTACAGATCCTCGTTCTTAGAGATACCAAACTGCCGCAAACGATTAACGCCCATCTGACCGAGCATGTTGATCTGCATCAGGCCGTAGGAATCGTCTTGGGTTGCGCGGTTGGGGTTGTAAGCGCCAGTGCGCCACCCACTCTCACGCTTAGCAATAGCCACAACGGCTGCGAGATCATCTCCACGGAAACCAGCGTTGTAGGCATACCGGGCAACTTCTTCACCGGTAAGTTGCCTGTTGTTCATGGGGGCCGTGGTGCGGCTTTCCCCAGATGAAGCCCCAGAGGGGCCACTGGCATACATTCCGGTGTTGCCAGCCGCCAACATGCGCGTGAGACCCATTGCCCGGTGAGCCTCCAGCATTTCGGAAATAGATCTGCCAGTTACCCCGATCATGGTCGATCCAGAGGCTATAACAGACCCTGAGTGCCCCTCAGCAGCGTGACCTTCAATAGCGGTACCCGAATCAGCGCCAGAAGAAGCGCCGTCGGTACCCCAAGGCGCTCCCTGCCCCTCATACTTTGCTCGGGAGTTGGGGAGATCCGAAGGCTGAACGTGCCACGGCTCGTTATTGACACCAGCAAAGTGCTTGAGGCCGAACTGTCCGGCGTTGGCGTTCATCCACTCAAGGTCACCAACCATGTCCACAGCGAGGCCGATTTCGTGCATGGACCTACCGGGAGGGGCGGCTGGAGCGCCGCTGACGTGCTTCCAATACTTGCCATCCCAGAAGATGTCGGTCTTCTCAGTGGTGGGCTGATAGCGGCTACGGAACATCTGCTCCTGCGACTGGGGGGAGCGGTAGCCCCCACCGATACCGACGTTGGGGTTAGCCCGCATCATCCGCAACAAGCGGTCACGGAAACGTGGCTTGATCTTCTGGAAGTCGGGCTTAGTCTTAAGTTCTGATAGGGATATGCGGTTGCCCCCATACCCGTACGGAACCATGGTGGTGTCGTCGTTTGCTGAACTGGTGGTGTTTTGCTGCGCAGAGGGAGTTCCCATACCCTCCGCTTCTGGGTTGGGGGGATCGCCTAAAGCGCCCAACAACCCACCTGTAATCATCATCGGAACGCCGAAAGCGGCACCACCGGGAACTAGTGATAACGCCCCACCAGCCGCGAGTAATGGGGTACTTAGAGAGGCGGCAGCACGCTGGAAGGGGCGAGTGCTGGTACGTGCCCCGATAATCCCGCTGAGTCTGTCCTCAAGACTGCCTAATGCCTCGATGAGTTTCTGGTTGCTCTTTTCCAGAGAGGCCATGTTGTCAATCTGGCGACGCATGAAGTTCTCTTCACGAGCACCCTGTACACGAGTAGTCTCTTCCTGCTGGGTGGCGAGGTTGTCCTCAATACCCATCATCTGCCGCTGACGGGGGTCAGAGGGGTCGTAGAAGCCCTTACCGCCCTTCTCTCTAAACTGAATCTGCTGTTGAGCGTACTGAAGGATGGCGGTCTGTGCTTCATCGCCAAGGCCCATGTCAGCCATGCGGGCACGAGTCACCGAGCCGGGAAGCAAAGCGCTACGAGCAATAGCAGGATTATCCAAACCGAGTTGACGGACCAAGTTCTGACGGGTCTCTAGGGGGTCCCTCATGCCCCCACCGATGTTGTAGGCGTTAACTCCCGCCATAAACAACATTCGGTTAGCCACCTCAGGATTCATGAGTTGCTGTTGTTCGGTGAGGATGTCCTGAGTGCTACGGCTGAAGCCGGACGAGACTCGGAGGGCCTCGATAGACCGGGCTAGATT